TCGGATAAACATGTCATCTTGTTTAGAAGGGTCTCCGATCGTGGTTTCTGTTCCTAAAAAAATTAAGTGTCGGTCTACAGGAGATACGAGTACGTGTCTTGAAGCGGTTGGTGCTCCTGAAATAACCGTGGCTCGGGTCGCGGTCGCGTTAGCAACAGTTGAATCCCATTCAAAACATTTACCATTATAAATAAGAGCAATCAGTGTAGTTCCATAATTATCTAGAACCCATAGACCAGGTTCAAGAATAACCTCCTCTCCAGAAGCTTCTCCCCAGCCAACATAGTCTGTGATATTAGTAATGGTCGCGCCGGCCGTGTGTTCGGCCAAGGTTGTTCCATTAGCATTACGGGCGCCCCCACTTAAAGTTCCTGTGCCTGTATCGTTAGCGGTAAAAGTAATTTCCTCTGTTCCTATTTTAATTGTTCCGGAAGATGGAAAGGCCGCCGAACTCGTTAAGACTACAGTTGTGACTGCAACATCGGCTGCAATCGTTGTTACTAAAGTTGTCGTCGCTGGACCGGAAGCTGTTCCTGACCATTGACCAGTACCAAAACCGAAGCCGCCAAGTTCTTGTGCGGGTCCGACGGTATAATAAGTTTGAGCTCGTGCACTTCCTACATTAGTAGTGGTTGCTGATGCATTAGAAGCCAACGTCACTATAATACTTGTCGCTGTAGGAATGGACGTAGCCATAAATTTTTTATCTTCAAAATCTGCATCGGTGTAGCCTGAACCCGGAGGCGCGGTAACCGTATCTAAGAGAACGATATCATCTTCCGACATTCCATGAGGAGTAGGAAAAGTTATGGTAACTGTGGCCTCACTTATAGTTGTAGAAAAATCACAACCCGTAATCGTATTGTTGATAGGGTGAATGTCATAATAGTTTCCGGCTGAATAGATGTATAAAATTCTATTGGTACCAATTGCAGCATATTTAATACCTGCGTTGTCATCAAAATGATGAAGGGCTCGTGCTGCCCCAGTTAAATTATCTCCACCTAATTGATCCCAACCACCTAGTTTTTCAGGTGTACCATATCTAAAACGGACATAGTCTCCCCCTGTCCATTGAGCCTCAGCTCCGGTTGGGGTAACTTGTTTATTGAATCCTGGTAAAAAGTTTACTTTTTGCAGCATAATTGCCTTTAGGATTTTATACTACATCACTTTGGCGAGATCAATATGATTATAAGTAGGCACAGAAGATCTTTGTGGTGGAAAAATCCCCCATGCCAGACTTCTATATATATTATTTTTTAGGAGAGGGCAACTTAACCTTTTTAAACCAAGAAGGAAGTCCTAAAAAAGGTCTACCATCAAATCTATTTTCTATAGCTCCAGGTGAATTAATTTGATTATAATGCAGAAAGACTTGACAGCAGTTTGTTCCTTGAAAAGCCTCTCTCCAATGCTCAAGTTCACATCCAGAATAAATCAGCATATCGCCTGGATTAAGACTGACTTTAACTCCTTTATCAGTCGTAGGAACATAAGGACCTTCAGGAGGTTTACCTACATTTTTATGGGGTGCTAAATATATATCCCATTGTTCTCCCCCTAAAAACATAGTGGTGGATATTTCACAACTAAAACGGTCTTTATGTCTCTTTAAAATATCCCCCTTTTTATAAATTCTAGCATAAGAGTAAGTGGGAATAAGTTTAAGTTTTGTTTCCTTTTCCATTTTAGGTTTAACTTTTTCTAGCAGAGCTTCCATCACCAAATCTGCATAATGGGAATAAGTATTGGGCATTTGCTGATCGGTCCAAATTCCCCATCCTTCCTCAAAAGGCGAAATATAACGATCATCCAGAAACTTTCTAGCAACCCTACGCTTCATGCTAAAATAACCATAGATAAAATTAGCCATGTCTTTAGTAATGACGTTTTTAATAACTAAATACTTTTTTCTTTTAAAATTCATACAAATTTAATATTCCCTGCCACCGATGTTCTAATGACCTTTGAATTAAAGTGCATGACCTGATGTCTTAAAGTGGCAGGGAACATCATTAAGGTATTTACTCTAGGATCAAAATGTTTTTCTGATACCACACTCCATCTATCTTCCCCATAAAAAAAACTAGTGCTTCCAGGATTAACTGCATTAGTTTCCTTTTTTTTAGCTTCATCCAGCATCCGTTGGGGTACTTCTAGCCATAAAGTAAAAGATAAATCACAATGAGAATGAACATGGACAGGATTATATTCTTTAGCTTTCATTCGATTAATCCACATTTGAGTTAGTTGGTACTTGCGATTAATTTTAGGTTGATTGGAAAATCTTTTCCACCCCTCTATCCAAGTATCAACATAAATTTGAAATTCATTAAAAATCCAGGGTTCTTTTTCTAGAGGAATAAAGATACTCATGTTCATTTGACCCACTCGATGTTGTCTCTGAATTTTTTTTAATTTTTTTCCTAGCTTTAAAAGTCTGGCACAGTAATCAGGATTAACTGGCATCTCTGCCAGATAAGGCCCAAAGTAATGATATTTATGTTGTGGGAGAACTGGTTGCATTGGATATAGGTTTAGGTACGCATTGAATATTCCAATGAACAAATCTAAAAGGTTCGACTCCCATATCGATTGGATATTGATGAGGAGCATAACCTGGAATAAGAACCATGGTCCCTGGTTGAACTTTATAATTGACCGCTTCATTAGCATGGGTAATTTTATTGGGTTCCTTTTGAGGAAGTTTAGTCATCATTGCTCCTTGTCTTGGGTCATGCAAAACTGGCATTGATGTTTTTTCACTACCTTTTAAAAAATAAAAACCTGTAACATGCTGGCTCCAATGCACATGGGCATTATGATGTCCGCCACCTTTGCTGGAAAATTCCTGCACCCACATGTCGGTATAGTGCAAGCTATGATTTTTTAAATCAAAACCGCACCAGTCTAAAAATTCATAGCTCCGATTACCACAATACTCTATAAATTCTTTAGCCTCAGGGTCATTAATCATAGTAACAGAATGATTAGATAAACCAAAATCTCCCAGTTTTTTTTTATACATTTTATTTCTTTCTTTTATAGAAGGTAAAAGATCTTTCTTGGCCTTCTTGATATACTTATCGGCTAATTTATTAATGGGTTTTATAAATTCAGGAACTTCATTGGTCCATACTGGAGTTCCAAAATATACATTTGCATTAAATTTACTCATTGAAAAGGGTACCCCAAATTCCAGACCACTAATGAATACCTCACTCCTTTCTTTACAGGTTTAACTCTATGCCATACAAAACTAGGAAAAATAACTAAAGAACCTTTGGGAAGAATATCTTTACACTCCTTTGTTTGTTTTCGTTTATCAGAATCATGTTGTCTAAAATCAAATTCCAGTTCTCCACCAGTATAGTCTTTTTCATCGGATAGAGAAACCGTAACCGACAACTTTCTTATCTTGCCTTTACTTGGACCCTCCTGAGGATAAACCCCATTCCAGCTATCACAATGCCAGCCATAATATTGACCTGGATTATATTTGGTAAATTGGCAAGACTCCGAGCAATCCCAGTTAAAATTCCACCCTGCCTCTTTATTAGCTTGATGAATATAAGGTTGTATTTCCTTATAAATCCAACGGTCATTCATCCAGACAATATTGGAATCCCTTTTCTTTTTTAAATTTTTAATTTCTTTTTTATTTAAGGGTTGTTTTTTTAAATCTCTATCTCTGCCTAACGCTCCTGTAACTGCCACACCATCTTGATGCCTTAATCCATATTTAACAATATCGTCACAGATTCTTGGAGGAATGGCGGCTTTAAACCACCAATAGTAATATTGTAGGTTCATACATACTCATAATTTATTGTTAAAAAAATATTACTTTGATTGCTTTTATTCTGAGATATAAAATAACGCTGTGTGGAAGGAAAAATAATAAATCTATTATTTTCTAAAGGAATATGCCAAGTCCTGTTTTTTCTGCGGTTATCATCGTATTCAATAACTAGTTCACAGGAATCGTTAGCTACATCCACTCCATAAAGACAAGTATAGTCTGGCGAATTCCTTAAAAGCAAAGGTTCAACTTGATGCCTAGTAATGGAGAATTCATGTGGACCATAAACATTTCCCCATTCTTTTTTATTAATTAAAGTTTTGGCATAATCCACTCTGAAATGGTCCCTAATATAGTCTTTTAACCATTGTAAAGGTTGGGAAAAGGGAACTTCAAAATCCTGATAAGAATAATCTTTTTTATTTTTACTTAAACGCTTTTCTGAAGCAAAGCTGTTGAGAATGTCGTTCTTGATTTTTTTGCGGTCAATTTTAATAACATGAACCGTGTCTGTATATAGGTCTATTTCACTTAATACTTTCTTCTGCATGCAGAAGATTTTATAGGATTTAAGGGGAGTTGTAAAGATAAGTACTAAAAACTGATCTAGATAAAAACTTCGGCATCCCAGGATTGAGTAGACTCATTCCAGGTGTGTGGCTTACCATTATCTGGCATAGGCGTTGGAGCTTCCCAATTTGTAGTTGTCGTATTTAAAGTCCAATTCGAATAGGGTGCTTTTTCGGCTCTGAAAATATTATTATCTTTATCATAAACCATTCCTAATCCTGCGTAGTTGCCCCTGAAGGGGGTTCCTCCTAGTCGGTGAGTCCCAGCAGCAGTATTATAGGATGTTTGAATCCACATAGATGCTGGCCAACCATGTATTCTTTCTAAGTATTCTTGACCTATCTTTTCATCTTCCTGACCATCAGCGTTAAGTATATCGCTGTTATTCACCGTCAAAACTCCAATTACTTTTCCATTGCTACCTAATTTTGCAAAATGTGCCATACTATTATCTATGCAACAAAAGTTCCTGGTCCTGTAAAGGTATGAATCGTATCACATCCAGAAGTTGTTACCGTTCCTGAAGTTGAACTAGAAGAAGCTGTTAATCTTCTAATTATTATTAGACCTGGTCCACCATTATTTGTGGATCCTCCTCCACCACCAGCACCTCCTCCTGTATTTACTGTTCCTGGACATCCAGGAGAAGGGTCAAAGTTACCACCAGTACCTCCACCCCCAGTTGCTGTTCCAACTGTTACTGATGCTCCTGCTCCTCCACCACCAGCTCTTTGGACAGGAGAGCCTGAAATACATGATGTTCCACCTATACCACCAGTTCCACCTATTGATGCTCCTGGCGAATCACATCCGGCTCCACCACCTCCGCCTCCTCCGCCTCCTGAAGCACTAACGGAACATCCTCCATCATATCCTTGACGTCCTGATGGTGTAGGAGTTGTGTCTGGAACATTTCCTGATCCTCCTGGATTCTGGTCTACATAACCACCACCTCCACCTGAACCCCCATCTCCTGCACCGGAGGTGTGACCACCATTACCATAACCTCCGCCTGCGGATGTTATTGTTGAAAAAACTGAAGAACACCCTTGCGTACCATTTGCACTGGGACCTCCTGCACCCCCTCCACCTATCGTAATTGGATAAGTGGTTCCTGTTTCTACCTCAAAATTTTTGGTGGCAACGGTTCTATAACCCCCTCCACCACCTGCTCCATAATAATAGCCATTTCCACCTCCACCTGCGATTACCATGAATTGAACCTCATATGCACCAGGCCCTGCTGCTCCAGAGCCAAAACCTAAAACCTGATAACCAAAGCTTTTAGTTTTTGGACTATGCCGAGTATCGACAGGAGGATCTCCAACGACCCCTTCACCTGTCATTCCACGTGTAAAGATTGTTTTATTTTTCATTAATTCTCCTATGCGTCGTTAGCTGCGTCTGTAGTGTAAAATAATTTGATTCCCAGTACTCGTGCCTCACCGGTAAAGGTGTCACTACCGTCGGCTGCATCTCTATAAAGTTGAAAAAAT